AGTTGGAAAGATATTACATTGGACACATATCTTAAAATGCAAGGTGAGTTAGAGAATTACAGAGATAACGAAGAAGCACAGATTGCTATTATGTTATTACACCTATGTAAGATACAACCTGAATATTTAAGAGGATTATCGGCAGAGAGTTATAACTTGCTTAAAGCAAAGTTATCACAATTCGTTTCACCTGATGGTATTGAATTGGAAAGGTTTATTACAATTGATGGAATAGAGTATGGGTTTGAACCTAACTTATCAAAGATGGCTTATGGTGCATATGCTGACATAACACAATGGGACACAATCAGTATTGATAAGAATTGGGCAAAGATAATGTCTATACTATATAGACCAGTAACACAAAAGAAAGGTGAGAGATATCAAATAGAAACTTACACAGGTAATATAAATGAAACGATTTGGTTAAATACCGACATGCAATTCAATTGGGGAACTCTCTTTTTTTTTCATCATACGCAATTGGACTTACTGAGCGATATCCAGAAGTATTTGAAGGAGACGGAACTTCCTCTCAACATCAAGTTAACTTTGGAAAAAAGTGGAGAAGTTATGCAACGATTATTGAACTTGCAGACGGTAACCTTAAAGAAATAGATGAAGTGGTGAAAGAGCCATTAGAGAAGTGTTTATTATTCTTATCATATAAAGCAGATAGAAATCAGTTAGAGGGATTGATGCATAAGGAAGCAATGAAGGGATTGAAATAACTCAATGATTTTTAATTTCGTAATTGTTAAATATCAAACAATCATTATGCCGTGGTCGAATAGTAAAAATGGTGCATTAAGGTATTCCGTTAATAGAGAGAATAATTCAGGCTATTATCTAGGGCCTACTCGTGGATTATCATCACCAAAGAATAGCAGGAGAGCATGTCTATGTTTAGACTCAAATACTTATGATGTTAAGTGCTGTAATGGTGCTTTAATGGAGCAAGGTATCGGTGTGATAGAATCTGCTACAAGAACCAAAGGTGGTGGATTTAGTGACGGATATAGTGATGGTTTCGATATTATATTAGATTAAAATAAAACAAGATATGTCAGAATTATCAAAACAGGCCCTAGTGGTTGATAACAATCAATCGTTTCCAAATAATAACAACGGAGCAATTACTCCTTCTGTATTGAGAGCATTCAATACAAATATGATTGACTCAACTGTTAATCAATCTCAATACACTACTGATAGTGGAAGTTGGAATGCACAAATAGATGCATTAGAGCAATTCTCTTCATCATTCACAGGTAGTGGTGGAACAATCAATACAGGTAGTTTCGCAACAACAGGTAGCAATAACTTTATTGGTAATCAATTTATAACCGGTGCTTTATTAGTATCAGGTAGTGAGATTGATTTTAGAATGCCAACTAGTAGATTTCAACAAGGAGCTAGTTCTACATTTAGTGGCATAACTGATTTTAATGTAACATTTATTGGTGATGCTAAATTCAATGGTGATAATTTACAAGTAGAAGGCCCTGACCCTCAATTTCAATTAAGAGATACAACTGCTCCTTTTTATCCGTCTTACGCAATGCGTAGTAAAGACCAACAACTTCAATTTATAGAAGGTGTAGGTGGATATATAATGGTTGATATGACTACTTCTTCTGTTGATGTAAATACTAATATAAATGTAAGTGGTAGTTTGACTGCAAGTTTAGCACAAGGATTTACTTATGTTGGTGACGCAAATGGTAGAACTACATTAGTTGCTACATCATCATTCGGTAGTGGGGGCACAATAAATACAGGTAGCTTTGCAACAACTGGTAGCAATTCATTTGTAGGTGAGCAATCAATAACTGGCTCCGTATTAATTAGTGGTAGTGTATTTGAAGTAAGAACATCAGGTAGTATAAAATTCACACCTGGTGCAGATATTCAATTCTTAGGCAATACCGTATTTACAGCACCTATTCGTACAACAATAGTAAATGTTGACAATAGTGGAAGCAATGGATTTTACGGATTTAATAATGAAATAGATGGTAGAATATACCAAGACTTTAGTGGGTCAGTTAATAGCAGAATAAATGCAATAGTAACAGGTACAGGATTTGCAACAACAGGTAGTAACTCATTTAACGGAGACCAAAACATAACCGGGTCTGTTCAAATATCTTCACAATTGATATTTGGAACTGCTAGTTTAGGCCCTACAATACAAACATTATCAGGCAACGGATTACAAGTTAACGCAGGAGAGAGTGGTTCATTTAGTATGAGAACTCTTTATGGTGGTACTGTAGCTACTGCAAATTTAGAAGCATATGATACATTCCCTTCATTTAATTTTGGTGGTAAAGTATCTACAAAATCAGGTGGTGGTGTAGATATAGTTGGATATAATGGAGCTGTTAATATTACAGGCAGTTCATTACAAATGCAAGGATTTACATATCCAACTACTGATGGAACTAATGGACAAGTATTAACTACAAATGGTAGCAAGGTATTATCATTTACAACCGTAAGTGGTGGTGGTGGAAGCACATTTACTAATCCATCTGTTGAGTCTATATCAGGTAGTTTATTATTAACTGCGGACACATTCACATCAGGTGCTGCAAGTATCAGTCATATAAGTTCATCAGTAGGTGGTAAAGTAAACTTAATATTTAAGAATAATAACAATACTCCTGATACAATAATTAGTGGGTCAAACAATATATTCCAAAACCCAGCAGCAGCAACCGCAGGATTTAAGAGATACCTAAGTAATAATAATATTGCATTAGGTGGACAATTCCCACAAATAAGTGGGTCAATGCAATTCTCACCAACTATAAACGCTAACTATATCAATGGTAATGTATTAATGAGAGGGCCTGTAAGTGCTTCATTGATGCAGGTTCAAAATAATATATTAGTAGGAGCAGTTCAACTTGGTACGACTGCAGTATTAAACGCAGAAAAATTAACCAATTCAACGAATGTTGGTAACAACTTTATTGCAGGTCAATTAAATATTATTGCAAACCAATCAAACATTGGTAACTTAACTAATATTACACAAAATAATATAAATGGAACTGTTGCATTAAACTTATCATCATCGGCTTTAATATTTAGTAGCAATACTATTAACGATACTGGTTTGGTATTAACTAATCAATTTAGTAGTGGGTCATTAGGATTCGGCCAACCTGTTTTAAATGCTAACACAATTGGTGGTACGGGTAATATACTCATTATAACAGGTAGTCAAGCAGTTGCATCTGCACAACAAGCCGCAATCAGCCAAAACTTAGTAATAGGTACTGCGAATACAGCATTTGTAAATTCAAGTGGAGCTAGAGTTAGTGGTACAACTATTTACCATCAATTACTTGCAACTTCTTTATTGGGTAATAGATTGATTGTAACGGGTAGCAATGCTGCAGGTGATACAACTTCATTCGGTAGTGCATTTGTTGGTAGATTTAACGTATCTGATGGAATTAAAGATAAGAGTTCTGATATTGTATTTGCAGTAGGTACAGGTACCTCAACATCTGCAAGAAAGACTGGCTTCTTAATTGATAGTGGGTCTAACACATATGTAGATGGAACTTTTAATCTTACTGGTAATCAAAAAATAACTGGTAGCTTGACTATGTCAGGTAGTATACTATTCGTAGATAGAAGTGGATATGGTGATAACGTATACTTGGGTACAAACGCATTGGGTATGGGTAGTGCAGGTGCATCACCATTAGCAGAAGGAAATACAATATCAGTTGCAATAGGTAATGGTGCAATGAGATTTGCAAGTGGGTCTTCACAAAACGTAGCAATCGGTAATAACGCATTGTTAAATACAATTGGTGGATTAAACATTGCAATAGGTAGTGAGGCATTAACTACAAATACAACTGGTAATCAAAATATAGCAATCGGATTAAATGCATTAAACTTAAATACAACAGGTACTAACAACTTTGCAATGGGTGGAAACTCAATGCAATACACATCAGCATCTACGGCTAATTATAACGTAGGTATTGGTGGAGATACATTGACAAGAAACCAAACGGACTCACAAATTGCAATTGGTGCAAACGCATTACAGAATGTAACAACAGGTAATGCAAATACTGCAATTGGTAGATTGGCATTACAAAATACTACAACAGGTATTGATAACGTTGCAATCGGTACTAACGCCTTATTATCTAATATAACTGGTGAAAGAAACATTGCAATTGGTAAGGAGTCATTAAGAAATGCAGCAGTAAATGCTAATTACAATCTTGCTATTGGTAATTTTACATTATATAATGCAAAAAGTGGTGATAATGTTGGTATAGGACATGCTGTATTTGAAAACTTACAATCCGGGTCTGATAATGTTGGTATTGGTTATACTACCGGAAACGATATGACAAATGGTTTCTATAATACATTGATTGGTGCAAACTTGAGAGGTGTAAGTGGTTGGAATAATGTAGTTGCAATATCAGATGGTCAAGCAAACATTAAGTTTTTCAATAGTGGTTCTAAAACTACATTGACAAACGATACTCTAATATCAGGAAGTTTAACAACAACCGGGTCTTTGACTATCCAATCAGGTAGTAGCTTCTTTGCAAATGGTAACAAACAATTTAATGTAGGTGCGTTTCTTTCATTAGTAACTCAATCAGGTAGTGCAGCAACTTCACAATCAATGAATTTTGAAGTAACTGATATATCTGAAGGTGTAACAATGGCTTCTAATAGCAGAATAACATTAGCAAATAGTGGAACATATAACATACAATTCTCAGCACAATTATTAGCAGATGCAGGAGCAGACGATGTATACATTTGGTTAAAGAAAAACGGAACTAATGTACCGGCATCAGCAGGTAGAGTTACATTAGCAAATAACGAAGAGATAATTGCTACATGGAATTATGTTGTTAACGCCGCTGCAAATGACTATTATGAAATAGTATGGCAAGCGACTGGTGGAGATGCATTACTATTAGCAGAAGGTGCAAGTGGAAACATACCATCATTACCATCAATAATCCTAACGGTAACACAAGTAAGATAAAATAAAATTACAACTTTACAAACTCAAATTGTTAAATAATATAAAAAGTAAAACTATGAACGCAAAACAAGTTCTAAATAAGATAATCACTTTATTGTCAAAAGACGAAGTTGAATTAACTTATGCTAAATTGGCTGACGGAACAATCGTTGAAAGTCCTACCTTTGATGTAGGCGAAACTTTAGATGTAGTTTCAGAAGATGGAAGTAAAACTCCTGCACCAGATGGCTTCCATGATTTAAAATTGGAAGGTGAAGAAGGTCAAGAAGTATACATCAAAGTAAAAACAGAAGGTGGTAAAATCGTTGAAAGAGAAAACGTAGAGTTTGCTGACGCAGATGCATCTATGGAAGAAGTAAAAGATTTACCTCAATCAGACATCAAATCAAAAGCAAATGAAATTGCTGATATTGAGTCTCCAGCAAGTAATGATAAAGGATTAAAACCTGCATCTATGATGGCTGAGGAAACAGAAGAAGTAGGCCCATTACCAACAACAGGTGACGGAATGCCAGCAGACATCAGAGAAGGTGAAGATACTCCTTCTATTGAAATCGAATTAAAAGATATGGTTGCTAAATTAGCTTATCGTATTGAAGAGATGGAAAAGAAAATGATGGAAATGGCTGAACCTAAAATGGATGAAGAAGTAGTTGACAAAGAAGCTGAAGTTAAAAAAGAAGATGACGTTGAAATGGAGTTACCGAAATTAGATGGTGCACCAGTTGAAACAAAGATGGCTACAGTTGAATTAAACAAGAAAAATTATGGTAAGAAGTCTATGAACACTCAGGATTCATTCTTATCAAAACTTTATAAATAAAAATTATTAACAATCATTTAAATTAAAAAAATGAAAGCAAAACAAAATTTCGCATTACCTACAATTACTAGCACTTATGCTGGTGAGTTCGCAGGTCAATACATCGCAGCAGCGTTGTTAAGTGCAAGAACTTTGGATAACAAGCTTATTGAAATTCACCCTAACGTGAAGTACAAAGAAGTAATCCAAAAATTAGACGTGTCTGGTATCGTACAAGACGCATCTTGTGATTTCGTAACTTCAGGTAGTGTTGCATTGTCTGAAAGAATTTTAGAACCAAAAGAATTACAAGTTAACTTACAATTATGTAAGCAAGAGTTTGTAGACAGTTGGGAAGCGTTACAATTAGGATATAGTGCATTTGATACTATCCCTGCTAATTTCAACGATTACTTAATCTCTTATGTTGGTGGTAAAGTTGCAGAAGCAACTGAGCAAAACATCTGGCAAGGAACTAACACAAATGGTTCTTTCACAGGTTTCGAAACATTATTCTCTGCTTCAATCGCAGCAGGTGGTGCAACTGCAGTATTAGCTGCTAAGTCTGGTAGCGTTATCATCTCTGGTAGCATTACTTCAGCAAACGTATTATCTGTAATGAACTCTGTATTAGATACAGTACCTGCAACAGTATATGGTAAGCAAGACTTATTATTCTACGTTGGTACAGGTGTTGCAAAGGCTTATCAAC